TGAACCAGCGTAGCAGCCATTATCAAGGAAAGGGCAAGTAGGCGAGCAGGTAGTTTTTGAGCTGGTGGAAACTGCCATCTCCCCAGTTTTTTTGTTGCCGCTTTTGATTGAAAGATGGAAAGAAAGGTCGGAAAGTTTCACGGTGAAAGATGCGAGGGAATCAGGAAAGAAAGAATCAGGAGAGGAAAGGAAAGGAAAGGAAAGAATCAGCGGCCGTTGATCTGTAGCAAGCAAGCATCCGCACTTGCGCCGCTAGCACGGCAGGAAAGGAACTGGCGCTGATCTTCTACGGCAAGGCTGCAGACAATCAGGGCAACTAGGCCACAGGAGAGAAAGCCGATTCCTTTTGTAAAGGCGAGCATGGCAGGAAAGGAGATGGAAAGCCCGGCCGGAGAATCGCTTCCCCTTGCGCCGTTGGTAGAAGATTAACCGCACCATCGGCACAGGATGCGGCCAGCTAGGCCACAGCGCCGATTGGCACACTGCGCGGCGTGGTGCGCCGCTTTCTTCCCTTGGCACCTTTCACGGCAACCACTGATAGCGGGAAGCTGTCAGCAGTAAAGAAAGAAAGCGCGCGCGCGTGAAATACACCACAACGGCGATCCTGTCAAGCTGCGGCGCTTTTGTAGCGCCGCGAACCATGGCAGGCCCAAACTCCAGTCATAGCTTGAAAGCTGCGGAAAGCGCCGCTAGGTATGGGCACACCAGAGAGGGCCTTGCGCGCCTTCTGGGGCCTTCTGGGGCCTTCTGGCGCGTGATCAGCTTCCCTTATGGCTTAGGAAAGAATAGATCAAGAGCAAACGGAAAGCATCACAAACTAGAAGCCGTGGAAAGCATCACAAACTGCCACAGAAAGAAAGCATCACAAACTAGCGGCCAGAGTGAGCACCACACGGCGGCGCACAGTTTGCACCTATCAAGCCAGCACAGTTTGCGCCACAAACTAGCTGACACGGTGAGCATCACCCGACGCGGCGCGCAGTTAGCGTCACAAACTGCCGGATGCGGTAGGCATCACAAACTGCCGCGCGCAAGTGAGCATCACAAACTGCCGGTCACGAGTAAGGGTGAAGAACTGGCGCGCCAGGGTGAGAGTGAAGAGCTGGCGGCCGCCGGTAAGGGTGAAGAACTGGCGCGGCGGGTAAGGGTCACAAACACCCGGCCCGGAGTAAGGGTGAAGAACTGGCGCGGCGGGTTAATGTCAGAAACCGTGCCATTGATAAGGAGATTTTATGGAAAACAGTTCTTTATACCCTCAACCATCAGCATCCTTTATATGATAAGCGATACTAATCAATGGGGCCTGATTGATAAGTTTTCCTTATGTGAGTACAAATGTACTACTGAGAATGAAAATCATTTTCACCCCCTAGATACAACCCTAGCCGGTTCCTAGATACACCCCTAGCCGGTTCCAATTTTTTCTGATACGAAGCTAGCCGGACCCTGGCCCGCCTGATACGCACCTAGCCGGGCCTTGAGCCCGGCTTTTTCGTGCTCACCAGCCATGGCCCTGGCCATCACCACCCGTGCCCATCAAACGCGGCCTTGATGGCCGCTTCTTCATCATTAAACGGGCCTCCCACAACAGTTTCGTCTGAATCGTCGTAGAAATACCAGCCTTCGATGAGTTCAGTGCCTTTGCAGGAATCAGCATTGAAGAAATCGACGAGAATCATGATTAGGGCCTCTTGAATTTACGGAGGTGCATTTTCCACATGCCTGCGCTCATGGTGCCTGGGCGATAAAGCACATATTCGGGCTTGCCGAGCACAAAATCCCCTTCTCCATCGGGCATTGGCTCACTTTCGTCCACCCAAATGCCCTTGCATTCCCCATCGTCGTCAAACACGCCAATCTGGAAATCACCATCTTCCATGCAGGTGCGCACATGGAAGATGATGTCTTTCAAGCGAGCAGCATGGTATTGGCCCTGGGTGGGCGCAAAGTAGGGGCCGTTGCTGTTGTAATTGCAGACGAAATGCATGGTTTCAGGAAGAAGGGTTGAGTTTTGGAGATTTCCTGGGGCTAATACCACCAGAGGAACGATATTCTTTCACTAATTGCTTGCCGCTCGCTTTTTTATTTGCGCCAGAACTGCAATAGTTCTTGCATGGATGCAAAATGCGCTTTAATGCGTGCAGCAGATCGAACACTTCTTCTTGAGTCAAATCCTTAGCAAGATAGTGAAAAATCCAGTCAAGAATTTGAGAGGAAGAATTGCATTGATCTAAATAAACAACTCTCCATTGTTCCCTTTTTAAAACAAGGTTGTTTCCAACGAGTTTCCAGGTGTTGAAATCAGTCATCAGTCGTCTCCAATAATGCGGAAATCAGGGTCATTGTCCTTTTTAATCCACCGGCACTGGTTTAGCTCAGGAAACACCAGGAAAAGCTTGTCGTGGTGGTTTTGTTCGACAATGGCCATCGTGAGCTTGGTGCCGATACGGCTCTTGCCCCTTTTGCTGATGGCCAGCACGTTCACAGCGTCTTGCATGGTTTTGAGGATATATATCAAAGGTGGACGGGGCCGCTTTGGGGGCGGCCCCTAGACAGTCAGGCGGCTCGCAGTGCCCATTGCTTTTCAAGCCATGCCTGGCGGTCGCTGGCATGTTCAAACAGGGCTACAGGCTCATCGCTGGTGGGCAGGCTGCAGAAGAACTTTTGCGTGATGTGCTTGCCGGTGCGAGCGTGACGGAAATCAGCGGTCCAGAGGAAAAAGCCCATCTGTGAAGCCACCAAGCTCACGCGGCGCTCCACATTGGCATTGGAATGATCAGACCACCACTGCCCTTGAGTGGGGCTGAAGGAATCCATGGTGAAGATGATGCTGGTCATGGCTGTCAGAAGGTTGTGGAGCATCGCTGCCCCGGACATGCACAAAGATAAAGCCCCTTGCGGGGCTTGTCAAGCTATTCGACCACATTGGCGCAGAGGCTGGCCACCATCATGGCCTCGCCTGGTTTAGAGCCTTTGGCGATGGGGCTGCGCCAGCCTTGCCATTTACCTGGCTCAGTGGAGCTGGTGGTATTCACCTTCAGGAGAGGGCAGCTCACAGCCACGCTCACGGGCGTTTGCGCGGATTCGCCCTTGCAGGTGCGGAGGGTGGTCCTGACGCCTTCGGAATTGAGCTTCCATTGGTCCCACATATATGTGCATTCACCAAAGGAGCGTTCAGAGGCGGCAGCAGGAGCCTCTTGCATGATCTTCTCAAGGATGGCTTGCTGGCGGGATTGAACAGGCTTGGGCTGCACCACAGGAGGCAGTTCGGGCAGTGCAGTGGCGAGCAGGATGGACAGCATGGTTTCAGGAAGCGATGGAGGGCAGAGTTAAGGGCAGAGTTGGGGCAGAGTGGCTCACATTTGATCGCAGATGCCCATAAGCACTTCTCCCACATAGTGCTGGGCCTGGCGGAGCTGATCGAAGGCTGCCGCCCGCTCATCGCGAGCTTTGTAGTAGGCATCAGAGCCTTGCGGGTAGAAATCACGGCCATTGCACGTGGCGGCCACCAGGGCATCTACGGCTTTGCCAATGGCATCGTACGCAGCAGCGTATTCATCACGCAGGGTGGTAGCGTCAGTGCCATTGAGATGGATGGTGGGGATGGTTGCCATGGAAAGAAAATCAAGGATCAACAATTGTCCAGGAAAGATAATCTTCAGAAGAGCGTTCTACACGAAGAAAACCGCGCTCTTCCAGTCTTTCCATTGCTCTCAAGTAGTCTGAAAATCTACTCATTTGAGAAGGAAATCTTGGCACATAACATGGCTTGTCACCATGTTTTTTCTTGTGATTGAGATAGTAGAGAAGAAGATTGCGCTGATTGATTGAGAGCGCTGACTGAGAGAAGTTCATCTCACCAGCCAGGCTGCTGGATGCCGTTGGCGGGCATCAGGCGCCAGTGAGTGGGGCTTTCAGGATCCACGTGCACCACCTTCAGCGAGCCTGCGGGCCAGCGCTCGCTCTTGCTGAGGATGGCTAGAGCCATCTCGGCGTAGTCCTTCGCCCAGTAGCGCTTGTCCCAGGGCGATGTGTAATCGACGTTAATTTGAAGGGCCATGGTCGTCAGGAAGTGAGGCTCTCGCCCCGTGAGAAGAACTATACAGCATGGGCAGGCAGGCCCCTTGAGGGGCCTGTTCCTGGCTTAACAATCAGTCATCACAGAGGGCAGTCTTGATGCCATGAGCCTTGGCATTGCGCCACAGCTCACGAGCCTCTTCTGCATCGGTGATGCACTTCACCCACTTGTCTTTGCCCCACTCCTTCATTTGACCATGGGAGGGGCTGGTGTAGCACTTCCAGGTGCGGCAACGCAGGTAGGCTTCAAAAAATTCGCCTTTCCATTTGAACACTTCCAGGATCACATCGCTGTTGTCGCCGATGAAGGTCTTGAAGGTGATGGTGCCGGTGCCGCCACAGGCGAAGCAGGCGCCATTGGCGATGTGGCTGTAGTGGGGGAGCCTGCCGGTGCCGTCGCAGTTGGGGCAGGTGACGGTTTCGTTGGTGGTGGTGGTCATGACTGTCAGAAGAAGTGAGGCTCTCGCCCCGATGACAGAACTATACAGCACAGCGAAGCGGGGGCTTTGGGAGCCCCGCTTCTGACGATATATATCGTTACAAAAGGGATCAGTCCCAGTGGTTAATGCGCTGCTGGCGTCCGTCCCAAATGCGCATGGTGCGCTGCAGCTTGCTGTTCCAAAGCCATTCAGTGCCATCGGCGTTGCGCTTGATGCGGAAGCTCTTGATGGGCGCTTCCACCATCTCGCCACCTTGGCCATCAGCACGGTTCTGAAACACCATCAGAGGCTTGCGGGACAGCTCGGGCACGGCATGGCCACCAGCGGGACCGTGATCTTCTTCACAGCTCTCGATTTGTTGCACCCAGGCGGTTTTCTCAGTGCAGCGCACCACCACATAGAAATCCACGATGGTCATGGAATAGCCCCATGACGAAGTGAGGATGGTGCCGGGCTGAAGCTGGGTGCCTTGCAGGGGAGGAGCGATGAGGGTCATGACGGTCAGAAGTGGTGAGGCTCTCGCCCCGTGAGCAGAATCCTACACCATAGGCGTCAGGGCTGCAAGCTTTCGATGCGGAATGGCCCTAATCGACTGCGGCGCAAGGCTTTCTCGCGAACAAACTGCTGGCTATTCGTGCGGGTGTTGCGGATTTTGTAGTAAAGGCCGCCGGTTTCATGCGGCAGTTTGATCACGGTGTATTCGCCCCGCCATTGCCTAAAGCCCACGTCGTAGAGATCGACGAGATCACCAATGGAGAAGGGCATGGCTTAATAATTGCTATAGAATGTGCATTCCCAATGATTTCTTCATGGGGCGTTACCCGCTACGGAGCAAGCGGTGAGGGCTGGGCCTCGTGAAGCCCAGCCCAGCTCTATTCCATAAGTCGATCAAACTACCTGGTCTGGATCGGTGTGAAAGACAACTCAAACCACTCGCCATCGCTGTTGCAATACAGCAAGCGGGGCGGCGTTGACTGCTGCCACAACAGTTGGTTTCGGTAGTTCGCCTCGGTTTCCCAAGGTGGCGTTCGACCGCGACGGAGCCTGAAGACACCTCCATCAGACATGCTTGGATGGTTGAGACTGATGCCTTTGGCACCGTCAAAGCCTGCTTCTTGTGGGTTCATAAGACTTCAAGCTCTGCTGCCAGGGCAAGCAGATCTTCCTGTTCAATCATCAAAGCGTAAGAAGCTCCGCCGCAGGTTTCGTATTCTTCGCTGTGAAGATGAAGGGCAGCAGCGCGAAGGGCGGCGCCAACGCCTTGCTGTTGCGATTCCTCCTCTGCTTTCCAGTAAGCCTGTAGCACTGCCTGTGCAAATGGCGACAGTTGTTGACTCATTTGTCAAGCTCCTTGACCAACTTTTTAAGTGCCTTGTATTCGCCCCAGGTCAAACTGAAGGACTGGTTGCGATTGGTGCTATTCAGATGAGAGTCGAAACCTTCACCGTTGTTCCATAAAGAAACTTCAATGAAGTCGTCGCCCCTTGCACAATGGTCGAACTTTTCAAGAAGAGCAAATGCAGCGTCAAGTTTGTAGAATTGGATGTCAGTCATAGAAGTTAATCGGATTACTGGGCTTCAAGTTCGTCGGCAATTTCTTGCAGCACGGCAAGAGCATCTCTCATGCCATCGGTGTATGCCTGAGGTGCATACTGAATGTCTTCAACTTGTTTTTCTGGTGCAGCCTGATCCGCAGCAGCACGAAGAGCGGCGGCAACAGCAAACAACTCTTCTGTGGTTACTTCCCATTCGTAGCGATCTAGAAATGCGTTCCAAACCGCTTGAGCAGCGGGTGAAAGTTCAGACATAGAGGTGATGTTGTCTAAGAGTCTTGGCCATAGTCGTATTGAGCAGCGGTAACAAGCACCGGAATCCAGAAGATGCTCATCATTGCAGCCCCCACAAATACTGCTTGAGCTGATCCACGTTGAGCACCGCCTGCTGCACCAATAGCTGTGAAAAAGGACGCATAGAAGAGGCCAGGGTGATGGGAAAGGCTTCGGAGATAGCGTTTCATCGTTGACTAATCGGGCAGGGATTGCAGAGCGCGGCGGATTTGAGACAGGTCGCATCCAAGGCCGTGCATACCCAGATCTGCATTGAGCGTATCTAGCTGCAGTAGCGCCTGCTCCTTCAAACTCGGCGGCTCGGGGCGGCGGGAAGCACGGAGATCCATAGACCATTCCAAACCGCGATCCATGAGCTTATATATCCACTCACAGCACGCCTCCAGCTCCTGATCAGCGCCCCAGCGGGCGGCTTGCGTGGCAATGTGGCGTAGCTGGGAAGGACGAGCAGTTAACACGCCGAAGCTGTCACTATCCCACGGCGCATCTTCGGACATCCACATGTTCACCAACTCAGGCGGTGGAGTGATCGGATGGTTGTCAGTTATCGTCATCTGGCTCCAAGAAAATACCAATGTCTTCGGGGTGAACTGTTTCAGGCGCTTCCGCATCGATGGCATCAATCTGCTTGTCGCACCACTCCAGGAACGCCTTCTCAATCATTGCCATTGAGGCATTTGTAATGGTATCTGGCTGACGCAGCATGCCAAGGGCGACGCCCAGTGCATCGCCCAGCCTGTCTTCAAGAGAGTCCAATGGTGGATGAATAATTTCAGTCATGAGCCCATGGCGAGTTGAAGGTGGGCAGCCAGGATGTGCTTACAGCAGGGTTCCTGACCACGCTCCATCATGAAGTGGGCATCAGTGCAGGTGCAGCTCCACTTCCCTTCAATGCCCTTGGCATAGGCGCCAGTGCGGATGACGGTGTGAGCGTCAGTGTTGGTGGTGGGATCAAAAACCATCCACACATTGTTGGCGATGTAGCGGGCATGACAAGCCTGGGCGCGAGCCATGCGCTGCTTAGCCTCCCAGGAATCAAACACCTTCCGGCTCATGAAGCGTGGGCCACGCTCAGTGCGAATGACTACGCAGTGCTGAAGCACATTGAGAACAGTGATACCAAGAGCCTCTTGGGCTTTCTTGGTGACGCGGTGGTGGGCAATTGCTGTCATGGTGTTCCAGGAATCGTGCCCTCGCGGGCGTGCGCCAATGGTAAGGTACAAAAAAGGCCCCTGTCAAGGGGCCTTGAACATTCCGTGAGCAGGCTATCAGGGCGCAAGTGGTGCCACGGGAAAGCCATTAGCAATACGGCAATACCGTTCAGGATGGAGCTGTTGGCACTTCGCCAAACCTTGGTGGTTTGGCTGCACCTGTGGAGCTGCAAACACGGCAAAGGCACCTAGGCCAAAGACGGTGAGCATCAGGCTCAAAGAAGCAAGACGGTCAAGCATGGTTCCAGGAGAGTGGTGAGCTAATCAGGCTCGGGAGATGCAGACGTTGGCTACGCCCTGACCAGGCGAAGCAATGCGTGAGAAGCTGCCGTAGGACAGATCGAGCACGCGGCCGCCAGCGTAAGGGCCACGGTCGTTGATCGTCACCAGCACGGTTTTCCCATTGTCACGATTCTTTACGCGGACGCGGGAACCCAGTGGCAGCGATGGATGGGCGGCAGTCATGGCGTAGGCATCGAAGCGCTGGCCGCTAGCAGTGCGCTGGCCGTGGTAGCCGTCACCAATGCCGTAGTGGCTTGCTTGCCCGCATTGAAACGCTGCTGCTTGTGCCTGGGGGGCAATGGCACTGAGCAGCAGGACAGAAGAAAGGAAACGAAGCATCAAAAAGAGGGGGGTAAATCCAGGAGCCTGCGCCAGTCGCCTAGTCGCAGTCCCACCATTGTGTCCCATCTGCAGGCTCCACTGCCGGGTTCTTCACATTTGCTACAGGATTCCTGAGGGTGCCTGGAGTGGCAGGTGCTACTATTTCGGAGTGGTTGGTTCTGGATGCCGAAAGGCTTCCCTCGTCGCAAGGCGGGCCGTAAGGGTGAACGGGCGTGACAGTGTGGGCGCGGTCGTTGCGACCAAGCCAAGGCACGCATGAGCCTCAGGAGCGCACTGTACCTGCGGTCGAGTTCATCTCCTGCTAAATCGCTTATCGGAAGCCACAAAGAGAAGGAGGGTGAAAGCCCTCCTTTTCTTTTGCCTATACGGAGCTAGCTAGTCTCTATATGAGCGAAGCCGGATCCCGATGAAGCTATCACCACAGCAAGAACGCGAGCGCCTTGCACGATGGTTACGCGATGGCGAAGTGTATGACCCTCGCAATGACGACGATTACGACACGTTTGAATATGGCACCGAGCCTTTACCAGGCGATCACACCTGGACTAAACAGACCCCCTGAACCACCTCTGCTTGTCTTGAAACCACTCTGCAATAGTGACGGGATCCTGAGGCCCCACTAGATGATCACTGGGGTCTGGTTCGCCCAGATCAAGCTTGTTACAGAAATCGTCCAGGTCATTTGCGTTGTCACCTTGCACGGCTTGACGCCGTGCTTGCCGTAGCCATGAGGCAACAGTTGGATTCCGAGAGGCAAGCTTCTGCAGCCATGCCATATCGCTTAACTCCACTGGAGCACCAGAAGCAATGCGTTGGCAAATAAATTCCACACGTTGACGCATTGCAGTGGACAGCATATTCACATGGCAATAACAGCAATAATTCTAGTTGCAGCCATAAAAAAGGCCCCAATGGGGCCGATGGTTAAATAGAAACTGATTGACGATACAGTTCAAGAATTTTTTCTTCTTCTTTTTCCTTGAGCTTGGCAAGGCGCTTTTCTAGGCGCCTTGCTCGATAAGCCATCTCATCAAAAAATTCGGAAGGCTTCATCATCCACTTCATCAGTTCACGATCTGCAGTTCTTTCCATTGTCACACCTCTCCTTCGCCTACTGCCTTGGAGAAGGCTGAAAGGTAGTCCTGCATGATTTCAGGCTTGTGCTCAGCCATGTGCTCAACCACAGAAGCATGCATTGCGCTGGCCTCATTGGCCATGCGCTCTAGCTTCCACTGCAGATGATCAAGTGTGTTGAGGGCATCAACAATGGCAGGAGACGGCTTGATTTCTTGCTGATGTTCACGCACGCAAGACACTGCCATTTCAATGGCTTGCATATATTCCAAAACGTCGCTCACCTTGAGACGAGCTTCGACCACTGGATGGCTGCTCAGCATGACAGGCAGGCTGTCGGTCCACTGGCTGCGAATGAACACGGCCAGACCATGCTCCGTCGTCACACTGGACATGCTCTTGATGGAATGTTCCATGGATTAACAGGGGAAAGGGAGGCTCGCGCCTCGTGCAGGCATTGTGCCGCGTCAGAACCAGGCTGTCAAGCCGTGCTTCACCTTTGCTTCACGCAGCTCCTTCACCACGCGAGAGGATGCCTTATTGCTGCGCAGAGGCTGATCACGCCAAGCCGTAGCCATGCAGTGGCATTCGCCTAGCGGCTCCAGTACGGCGTAGCGATGGGTGCGGTCCAGGAGTGCCTGGAAGGCATGACGACGCGCTTTTGTGAGCGGATGTTCTGGCTCTTCAAGCTCCACGCGAGCGAAATCTGCGATTTCCGTAAGGTCTTCCAGGCTTTCTGCTGCGATAACGAAATAACGATTGCGTTTTGTGGCCTTTGCCCACACAGGATGCGGAGGCGGCGTTTCCTGCCCTTTGGCCATGATTTCTTCCGCTAGCACTGGCGGCACACAGATGAACGCCTTGCGTCGGTTCACGATGGTCTCAGTCTCCGAAGAACCAATAACCAGTTGGGAAAATGATTGTTGTCCACCCAAAGAAGGGCGCCCCCATGAGTTGGGTGCCTGGCGGGACTGTGTTTGCCCATTCAATGGTTGCTGAGCCAATTTGGATGATGCCTCCTGCATGGGAAAGAGAAATGCGAAACGATGGAAAGCGAATGCGGGTCATTGAAACGAGCCAGATACTTTCAACACATCCTGCGGATACTCATGCACCGCAGAAATGCGCTTGCGCGGGAATTGCTTCATAAAGAGTTGACGCACTTCCCACTCGCCAGTGGCTGACATGGTGATGGCCTCATCTCTGCTGGTGGTGATGAGGAAGGTACGCATGGCATTGGGCATTTCAACTGTCATCACCATTTCTCGCCCTGTGTTCATCCACTTCTGACACGATGCTGTCGCTGAGCATTTTGCGCCAGTCATCATCACCGCCAAAGCTGCCCACGGCTTCCAGGGTTTGAATGGCAGTATTGATCTTGGCCGCGTCCATAGACGCGGCTATGGCAGAGCCAAAATCTTCAGTGGCGACCATTTCCTGCACGACGCCCACATGGACGCCATACCACTTGCCCAACGTGAACAGGGCAATCTGACGGAGGCATTCGTCACCATATTTTTCCATGAGAGTGCCGATGTCTTCCGACAACTCCACTGGCACTCCAACCATGGAAGGATCATTCACGAAGTCCTGCACCCATTCGTGCATTTCCTCGCGTTTTTCGCTTTTGGCTTCCTGCGCTTTACGCAGGAAATCATCGACGCTGTTGAAGGAGAAAGACAATGGGTGAGAGCAACGCTTGTATCTTGCCGACCATAACGAAGCTCGTCAACCGCCGTGGCTAAAGAGATTCTGTAGATGGCAGCACTGTTGTAGCGTCCACTACGTCACCAGCCTGCACTGGCAAGGCATTTGCACGTAAATCGTCGGCTTCCTTTAGTTGCTTCTCTTTGTCGATGGTGACAGTCAAATCCTTAAGGAATTGTTGATATGTCTTATCCTGTTGCTCCTCGCGCTTGAGTTCGTGGAGGCCCAGAAGCCGAGCCTGCTCTACTAGAGCATTCTTGGCCACGTTCAGGAACGATGCATCGCCAGCACTCTCTTCCACCTTAATTTGCGTGCCGCCACGGCCATCATCGCCGTCTTGAATGGTGGTGATCTTTTTCTTTTTGCTGGTCTCAAAGGCTTCCATTGCCTTTTCCTTGAGATCCATTTGCTCCTTGAGCAGACGTGCTCGATGCACGTCTGCGGACGCTAGAAGTTTTTCCGTGTAGAGCTGGCGAGCGTAGTGCCGGTCAGCATTTACCGTATCCTTGCCAATCTGCAATGCATCGGCAATCTGCCGGTTGCTCATGTTGGCAGCCAACAGTTCCTGCACCATGTGACGCCTGAGGCCAACAAGGTCTTTGGCCATGTTGACACCAGGCTTATTTTTGGCTCTTACGCGCTCGATTTCCTCTGGGGACAATCCTGCATCGGTGAGAATTTTCAATGCATACCGAGTGCATTCTTCTTTGTCCTTGAAGATAATCTCAGGCTGTGCCATCAGGTGGTTTCAACGCTGCCGGAATTGTATCGCCTTCATATGGCAGGGTTCTGACAAACAATTCAGAAAACCTTTCCATTTTGTGGAAGGCTACAGACGGAGGGCCATCTTTAATGGCCCTCCTCAGGGCATCCATCTCATCCCATTCGGAATCAGACAGCGGACGATCATGCGTCACTTTTTGCTGCTGCGGCAGCATTCAGCTTAAACCCGGCATCGATCAGAGCCTGGATATCGTTCAGGCTACGCCGCCAATGCCGTTCGCCTTCAGGGCTCACGGCACCATATAGATAGCGAGCTTGAGGCTGGGGACCACGTTCTGGCGTTGAGAAACCGTGATGAATACGGCAGACAATTTCAACGCCGTTGTGCTCCAGCGAGGGAAGCTGCTCGACAGGCTGAGGAGGATGAATCATTGCGAAGTGTTTTTCCTTCGCGATGATAGAAACCGTTTTTGTTATTGAAGGTTTCTTTTGCCCAGGAGCTGGATTCCGCTCCGCCCTTTGGGGGCGTCGCTGGCCCTGGAGGGCAATGCCTGAAGGCTGGTTAGTCCTGAACGGCCCTGGAACAGGATGCGCTCGGGACATTCCGTGACCAGTCTACCACAACCCGCCTAGCGGCTTTTCAATTTCCAAATCCCTTCCACTGGGGGCGCTCAAGACGGGCATCCTCCTGCACCTCCTTGGCAATTTCCTCGATTTCTGCCTTCTTCTCAACTTCGGCAGTCACGGTTTGTTCAATGGGAGGGGCAGATTTTTGCTCGCCAGTGATGTATTGATGAAGGGCTTCAAGGCCAGGATTCTGGAAAACCATTGCAAATACTGGGTCGAGCCCATTACCGAATAAAGATTATGTTAGCTGGATTCCTGATAAAAGCAGTTTATTGAGAATCTCGATACCACTCACATATTGAGTGATATCACCCCCATGTTGAGTAGCATTAAAAAAGCCCGCCTCGTAGCGTCGGGCGGGCGGGGAGACGCCTTACGAAGTCTCCCTCTCTTTTGCGCTAGTTAGAACCAGATATCGTCTTCTTCAATGGGAGCTGGTTCTTGAGGCTCATCTTCTAATTTGGCGGAAATTAGGAGATCATTAGGAGGAATGTCTTCGGGCTCCTGCTCCACATAATTGAAGCTTTGGTACATGCGGTCGCGCTCACCAGTGGGGCCTAGCTGCCAAGATGAATCAATGAGGCCCTGGCGGCGAGCCTGCTCCAGCAGGCGACGCGCTGAGCCGGTGCTGCTCAGGCCAAGCATCATGCTGATCTGAGCAGGGCTAAAGCGCTCGTTGCCACGATTGTTCACCATGTTGGCCACACGCATCAGACCATCAGGGTCGCCATCTACTGGCCCTTTGTAAAACCAGCCATAGGTGTCGGGCTCTCGGATGAGAAAGTGCTTGCCGCTCAACCCAGAACGGCTCTTTGTCCACTCCAGCAGGAATTCATTGGGAGTGGGATTGTTTTCAGGGCGATAAAGCTTCACCACTTCACTCACGTTGGCTTCAAAGCTGGAACTATCGCGAATGCCGCCAGTTTTGTTCAAGTGGTGGAGGATGACGATGGAGCAGCCATAGGTGTTGGCAATGTCCCGCAGTTCGTAGATGACATTGCCGGCATCGCTCTTGATGAGATCAACGTCCATGCCGGCAAGACAGGCGGTGAGGCTGTCGATGGCAACAAAACGAGGGCGTTCCCGCTTGATGCGATCAGCAAGCCAGCCAATATTGGAAAATCGCCAGCGTTCAACAAAGCCAATGGCATCTTCGGGCATATCTGGCCGGTCGTAGCCAATCACCTGCATTTTTTCGGCAGCGTCCACCACGGGCTCATCACATTGAATGATCAGGCTCTTGCCGGGAAGGCAGCGCCTTCCGCTCCAGGCTGAGCCAAGGGCAATGTTCATCGCCCAGTTGTAAACCAGAGTGGATTTACCACTACCGGGGGCCGCGGCCAGGAGCATCACGCTGCTCTCGGGGAGGATGCCAGCGATTGTCCAGCGGCGCACATCGTTGGACATTGCAATGGCCTTGGCGTCCAACACTTCAATCTCTTCTTTCCCATCAACCCTGGTTTTGGCTTCGGCGATGAGCTTCTCAAGCTCAGCCACGGAAATCTTGAGGCCGTGGTTCGTCATCCATTGGCGAGCCTCAAACAAGACGCGAGCATCATTGCCATAGAGGCCAACCATCGTTTCCAGGGTGCCGATGATCTCCTCATAAGAGGGCAGGCCATCCTGCCCCTCGTGGCGATCCTTGGAAACAATGGAATTAATGATTAGATCTTGGGATGCGCCTTCATCAATCCAATCGGCGAGGTCATAGCCGTTGTTCTGAGGAAGGGTTTCCCATTCAAACGATTCAGGATCTGCATAAAGCCATTGCGCTCCGGGGTTATCTGCTGCAACCTCCCGCATAAGTGCAACGCCTGGCTCGTCTCGATCTGGACACAAGACGAGACGATGGTTACGGAAGAGTTTGGAATAGTCTCCGTTGGAACGATATTGTTTGCTTCCTCCGAGAAATGTGACGGAAGGTAAACCAATCTCCCACAATCTGTCGCAACAAAGTTCACCTTCGACAACGAAAATAGGATGTTGCGTTACTTTCGATGCTTCCAGTGCTTCTTTGTATCGATAGGGAAGAATTTCACTGCGCAGGGCATCAATAACTTTCTTGCGTTGCGGCGTGTCACTAGACACGCCTGGATATTCCTGGAAGATTTGCTTTTTACCATTGCTATCATTGCGCACTACCTCCAGAACCCTGCTGCCATCCCGGTTCTCGTAGGGGAAGATGTAACGGCCGTCTTCGCGAGCAGGCCGCTCCCATCGGTCCATTGGCGCCAGTATCTGCCGAATTTCAGCGCGATGTTTTGCAGATGGATCGTTCCAGCAGTTGTATGAGCCGTCTGCTTTATTAAAGGAGAAGTTGGTCCCTTGACATGCTGGGCAGATATATTTGCCTGCTTCCTTGGCTGGTTCCAGCTTGCCTACGTGGTCGAGGATGTCAAATGCCATGGGGGAAGTGGAGATGGGGGTGTTGTAGCAAGAAAAACGGCCCCTGCCACCCCTTTCTCGGGTTTTAATGTTCGCTTAAGCATTGAAAGCGGTCTTAATAGTCTCTTAAGGATTGGGGGTTGGCAGCCCCGAAAAAGGTGTGTAAGGTGTGTCGAGTTGCCACCCTCGATGGAAGCTCTCCTCGTCTTCGTTGCAGCATTCTGCTTCGGTTTTGTCATCACTCGTTTCTTCTAGTTCATGGCAAATGTTCACGGTGAACCTAAGCGCCGCCGTCACGTCTGTCTCACTGACACCGCCTTTTCTCACCTGGGCAACATTGCCCACGAAGCAAGAAAAAGCAACAGTGAAACACTGGAGCGTCTCATTCGCTCCACTCCCATATGGGAAGGAAGCGCCACTCTCGCAGACAATGCCTGGGAAGAGTGCTTCGATCACACTCAAGAATCAGTAAATCCTGATTCCATTTTTCCCGATGAAAGCCTCTGAACTCCTAAAGCATCTGGATGACTATCTCAAATTCAACGAAGATTGCGATCTTCGTTTGTATTGCGAGAGCGTTGTCTACGACGATTGCTATGACGAGCACACGCATGAAGTGATTTCCGACATTCGCGCAGTGAATGATTGGCCACTTCCTGGTGAAAGCATCATCACCGGCAATGCTGAAGCTCCTGGTAAGTATCTCGTCATCTTCTACGACTCCAACGAAGAGACTAAGAAACGCTACGCCAGTAGGCTCCTTGGTCGGTAATGAAACATTCCTTTGTTCTGTACGACCCTTCGATCATGTCTACCGACCCCGCACAGCAAGCCATGATGGACCGTTACAACGGCATCTTCTCTCCTCTTGAAATCACCGCCGAAGCATTCAAGGCTGCTTACGATACGCCTGACATCGGCCCTCACATCGAGAAGGATTACAAAGGGCTCTCCTATCTTTCGTGGCCCTTTGCCTATCGCTATCTCAAAGAGCATTTCCCCACCCTCTTCGTTGCTTTTGAAGAGAAGACTGTTGGCGAAGTGGTCTTTGGTGGCCCTGGCTACTACTACCTTCGCCCCTATCTCACCGATGGTGTAAGGCGCACTGTGGCACTGATCTTCCCTGTGATGGACAGGAAGCACAATGCCATCAAAGAACTCGATGGTCGCGCCATCAGCGATAACTGCCAGCGTGCAGCAGTTAAGTGCATCGCCACCTTCACTGGCCTCGGTCTGCGTCTTTACGCAGGCGAAGACATCCCCAAGGAAGATGACCAAAAAGGCAGCCCAAAGCTGCCATTGCAACAG